CGTTATGTTGTAAACGTAGCGGTTTGATCGCTGGAGGATCGGTTATATTTGTAGGCTCATACCTAAGGAACCTGCCCCTGCTTGGGTAAAGTCGTCTATTCCGGGACGTTAAAAGACGGACGTTGGAAAACTTTCAATATGGCTACAACTAACGAATATCTAACTGCGCTTTACCAGAGTCCTCTGTTTGTTGATGATAGAAATCAAAAGATTATTGATATGATTAATGATGGTGAATTATTTTTGGTTGATATAGAAAATAATAAGATAACTATTGATGAAATATTTATGGTCAACGAATGTGATAATGAAATAATTGTCAGTGGGTGTTTTCAGATGGAGGAGCAACTGGTTAGTAAGATTGGTGCAATGTTACCTATAATAGGGAATGTGGCGAAGTCGTTGTTTCCTTCACCTGGTATTAAAGATACACCACACGTAGTTTCATCTGTAGCAGGTGACTATTCAACTTGTAATTTGCCAAAGGAAGTTGCAAGTCTTGCATTGCGTGATGATGATGAAGTCTTGGATCAATCAGATTTAATGTCTAGTACTTTTGCGGAAAGTATGCGTTTATTGAGTATTCCGGAGAGAGCTAAGATACCCACACGTATTGCTGTTTTAACTTGGAATACTACTTTGGTGGGAGGTTCTTTATTAGAACAATATAGTGTTGACCCTATGCAAACATATACAACAACAGGTGTACAAGTGGATAATACTCCGTTGTCATATTTTGGTTATTTGTATAATTATTGGCGTGGTGGATTACGTTTTACGGTTGAATGTATGTCAACGAGATTTCACCAAGGTCAGTTATATGTGGCTTTTAATCCTAATTTGAGTGCTATGACTTTTAGTCAAGCAAGAAATTGTACATCTGCTACTTTGGACTTGGGGTTTAATAATAGGACTTCATTGGATATACCTTATGTTTCAAGTGCTGATTATTTGGAAGTGCGAAATCATAGTAATGTGATACCTATTATTACCCAAACTCTGGGTATTTTTAATATATTTGTACAGAATGCGCTTGCTGTTAATGGGTCAGTTGCTACTAATATTGATGTAAATGTTTATATTTCGGCACTTGATGATTTTGAGTTTAAGGTGCCGAGACAAGTACCAGCTGGAGTACAATTTTATTTGAACGGATCATTTCAGATGAATGAAGAGGTTGTTAAGACAAATGTTAAGGAAACTATGCATAAGTTACCACAGCAAGGTTTAACTGCATCGAATTTAGCGAATGCAGCGATATCGGCGAATGTTGTTACTGCTGATTCACAAAATGTTTTAACTCGAGAGTATTTAATATCCGCTGCGCAATCGTTTGCAACCTCAGCGAGTATTTTTGATTCTATATCCGTTTTGGCTTTACCTTCGGCTCTTTTCCAACCAGATGTTGCTACTTTTGGTCTAAGTGATTACCATGAATTTTTCCGAATGGACATGAAGGCTACGTTGCGTATTAATCCAACACTTTTCCACCAAGGGGCACTCATGTTAGTGTGGGTTCCTCTGGAGTTAGGATTGGCGGATGCGAACTATATTGGTCAAAACTCGTTAACTCAATTACCACATGCTATTTTAAATGTTGCTTCTGAGACGTCAGTTTCTATTGATATACCATTTTCTGCAATGTCCCGAATGTTAAGAACAGGTCAAACTAATTATGGTGTGTTAAAAGTAGTGGTGTGGAATAGGTTACAAGCTACTGCGAGTGCGTCGCAGACTCTTAATTTTTCGGTATGGCTACAAGCTCTTAATCCACATATTGCTGTTAAGAAAAAGGTTGGAGGTTTGGTAACAGGAGCTTTCCAAATGGAAGAAGTTTCTGATACCGCAAGGGAAGTTAGCACGCAACAAGTTGCCTATAAATCTGCTACACGACCGCAAAATGGTTATCTAAAGCAGGAGCATGATAATGTGTTATTCTTGCTACGGAGGCCAAATTTTGCTGGGGCTACTGCATTAGCTAATACTACTGATGCATCGTTGTTTGAATATGGTGTTTTTTATCAAGTGCCAGCGTTTATGGGAAGGGAGCATATGATTGTTTTAGCCTCATATTTGGCAGCTAACGGTGGTAATAGATTTCATGTGTCTACTGATACTGGTGTTAGTTTAAATGTTACGGGGTTTAGTACGCCCGATTGGTCAAAGGAATTAGTTCCAATCCCTACTACAACTGGTATTACCTTTTTGCATATAAATTTATCCACGACATTTAGTGGTGCAACTCAATGGTCAGTAGCGAAGGAACAACAACATGTGTTGGAGGTGCCTTATTATAGACGTTATCCAATGGTAGCTTATGCATTTGGGCAAGCAACTAGTGGAGGTTATAAAACTGGTTGGCCACAGTTGAATATTGGGTTTTCAATTGCTGCTAGCCCAAATGATCCAGATGGTTCTATTTCAACTTATCGTTCGTATTTATGGCATAGTGTAGCTGATGATTTTATGGTGTATTTTCCCGTGACGCTTGGGCAGACTAGGATCCCGGGTGGATTATTTCAGATGAAAGATGTGTTTGGTTTGAAAGATATAGAAAGTTCTTTTGTTAAGGATTTAACTACGGAGGGTGTTGAAGCTAATCCTGGCCCGGAGCTTAGTAAGTTTCAGATGTTTGATGATGAACGTAAGAAGTTTGCAGAGTGTATGAGTGGTGTTAATAAGTTAACGAGCGGTGTTAATAATGCTATTGAAGCGGGGGTTTTCCAAAATTTAGAGTCGTTGTTAACATCATTGCGAAACGGCGCTAGCGCCATTGCAGATAGTTCGTTTGTCTCTATATTTTCGTATTTAGAGAAGACTTTGCGGTTTGCTTTAGATTGTATAACAAAAGTGTACTCCATCGTTAATGGTGGAGTGGGGTCAATTATGGCCCAGGCGTCCTTATTATTAGATTTTACGTGTAATTACGGGAAGGAATTTATGAACCAACTTAATAAATTTATTTCCTCCCGTAGTTCATTTCAAGGTTATGATAATAAGTACACCGTACCATTATTAAGTTCATTATGCGTTGCTATGTTTGGGAAGGTGTGTTGTTCTGATATATTTCGTAGTTTTAAGTCTGGTATTGATTATTTGATGACTCGATCTTTTCGGGAAGAGGTTACTGTTAAAGTAACCAATATATGGTCAGGAAGGAATAGTTTTGCGGGGGCTCTTTGTGATATAGTTATGTATTTTATAGAGGTTCTGTTTGAAGGAACTGGGTTTGGTGCCGAGTATTTACAGATATCAAAGCAAGAGCTTAGTTGTTTTATTCAGGAAGTTAATGAGTGTCAAATGGTTAATGCATTTACTCCACAAACTATAATGAATATCGCTGTGAGAACTAAGTTGGAAGATTTGGTCGTTCGAGCAGTACGAATTAAAAAATTTAGTGGGTTAAATACTCGCGTTCAACCTGAAGCTATTAAAAGTTCAGATATTGTTATGAAGTGGTCTACAATGGCAAGCAAGGTCGAATATGTGTCACGAACACCACCAGTGGGAATTGCGTTGGTGGGTGATAGTAAAGTTGGGAAATCCTTTTTGGCGGGTCAGATCCTGGCAGGTAGTTTACTGTGTGAACTTGGTCTTGCAAGTGATATGTATGAAGCCCAGCAACAGGTTTGGTCTAAACCTACAGGTCCTGATGCTAATTTTTATGACGGGTATCGTCAACAGTTGATAGCGTATATTGATGATTTTTTAAAGACCGTCGAGGCTAAAGATGCAGAGGAAGCTATAAATATGATTTCTTCAACCTCTTATATTCCGAATATGGCTGCGTTGGAGGATAAGGGAACATATTTCAAGTCAAAGTTTGTTGCTGTGTCCTCTAACACGAAAGATTTTGCTTCAGTGCATGGATTAACTTATCCTGTTGCCCTATGTACGCGATTTGAGGATCATGCGGTTTTGGTGACATCGATGTGTGATGCACCGGTTGCTAAATTTTGTGGTCTGTTACATGCGTTACCAGAACCTCGCATGCGTGCTGATGTTAATGGTGCGGTTGATAAGGTGTGGACTTTTCAAAGGATTAATGTTAATAGGGGCCAGGTGGGAGACCGAGTTTCTTGGTCGACCTTTATAAGTGGTATCGCTAATGATTATAAAGATAAATCTCTTCATTATGATGGTTTTAAATCAGTATTAAGTGGTGTATGTCAAGGCAATGATTTTGGTCAGGATGTTTTCTTTGATGCGCTCGAACCAGATGGAGCATGGTACGATGAAGTATCACGCATTGTATGGAATGTACATCAGAGCATTATAAATAAGGATCTTGATAGTGATTCATGTTATACAGGTTTAACCTGGAGAGAGAGTCATTTAGATGATATTAGTCGTCTAGACCCTAAAATTACTAAATCGATGGGTTTTGATATGTACAATTGTATGGAATGGGATAAATTTACAGGATGTGGCCCTGTTGTGGCTTTGCAAGCGATTTATGCATCACTCGAGCCTACCCGTAGTTGGGCAGGAATTATCAAGTGCTGTGTTGGTATTGTTGGAGTAGGTGGTATTTTGACGGCTTTATATTATGGTATTAAGATGTTTGTTAAGGGTTTATCAGGTCTCATGCAGGGGACCCAATATGACGGTTCATCGAAAGTGAGGGTAAAACCTAGAGCTAAACCGAGTAAAGGTTTGCTCCAAGGTCTGGATGATAAGAAGAATAAAGTTAGACGTTGTGTACGTGTCATACGTATATGGGACCAGGAGCGAGAAATCGTTGTTGGTGGTATGTATTGTATGATGTTTGAAGGTAAAGCTGCACTGGTTCCAAACCACTTTTATCTATCGTTACAAGATAAAAGGAAGAGTGGTATGGATGTGATTGTGCAAATTGAGAAAATTAATACTCGGAATGAGAACGTGGGTTGGATTAGGGTTGAATTTACTGATAATAATAGTGCTCAAGTTCAAACACACGGGAAGATACAAGGAGGAGATTTGTTGGATTTACGTGTTGTTTATTTCCATAATGCTAATATTAATGGGAGTCCAAAGATTCGTCAGTTCATTCCTTCGCTTAAGGAGTTTATGAGCGTTATTAACGGTCGGGAGTTACCAGCGGATGTAATGGACTCTGAGGTAGTGGATGATATACCAGTCATTTTGGGTGGAAAGTTAGTTGATTTTACGGAGGATTATTACACAAATGGGAAAGTAGTGTTTCCTATGTTATATGTTAAGTCTAGTACAGAAGAGCGAACTAAAGCTGGTGATTGTGGTAGACCATACTTTGTGCGTGATTTGCGTGAAAACAAGCCGCTGGTTGCGATGCATAGCGCAATTATAGGTGGTCGTCAATCTCCACTCGGTGCTACTCCTCTTATATTGGAATTTATAGATGAGGCCTTGCAATCGATTGATTGTGTTAAGGTTAGGCCTTTGGTTGAAAACGGGTATTTACAAGGTAGTCGTATTCTTAATAAATTTTTTGATTCAGATATCCATGTTGAAAGTGAAGTTAAGATTAAAGATCATGTTGTCAAAAGCTTCACCCCTAGCAACACCGATAAACGTAAATGGTTGTGTCATCCCGATTGGGTTGATGGATATATGCCTTCATGGAAGGGTGTACGTCCTGGGCGCCATGCCTTGTATAGCAATGCACAAAAGCAAGCACCATTAGCCAATAAATTTGTTTCTCTTGTTGAGCAACGTAAGTGTGTCAAATGGTATGTTGCTAAATTTAATCAAGATCGGGATGTGAGTTTATTGAGCGAGTATGAGGTGTTGAATGGTACAAGTGTTATGCAACCGCTTGTTTTAAATACTAGTTGTGGTTATATAAGTAAATGGTTCAAGGATGGGAAAAAAGAAATTGTAGCCTTGAAGAATGAGGTTCGTGAATTTACCGATGTAGCAAGAACGCGTATTATTCCCATATATGATATGACGTTTATTCAGCGTTATGAGTTTATAGAAAGGCAATGTGAGTTAGGGGTTATTGAACCTGATTTATTGTGGGTAGCAACTCTTAAAGATGAATTGCGTAGTATTGAGAAGGTTATTCAGGGTAAAACGCGAGTTTTTGAACAGCCTCCTTTAGAATTTTCTTTGTTAGTGCGCAAATATTTTGGACGGTTTCTGGACTGGATTAAAAGTAATCCAGGGACTTTTTCATGTTCCGCTATTGGTATAGATAAGGAGGCGGCGTGGAAGAATATTTTGAATCAATTACGGGTTAAAGGATCGAGAGGCTTTGATATTGACTATTCAAATTATGATGGGTCAGTCTCAACTCAAGCGTTTGATTTTTTTAGGGAAGTTGTAGATGAATATTACAAAGATCAAAACGTTGTTAGGCACGCATTGTTGCATATATTGCAAAATAGTTGTGTTGTAGTTGGTGATCATCTCATGTTTACAGAACAAGGGAATAAATCTGGTAATCCTATGACTGATGTTTTTAATTCAATAACTAATGTCTGGTTAATATTAGTTTCTTATCTAAATGGAAGACGCACTATGTGTCTACCAGAAACATTACGTGATTTTGAGCGTGATGTTGCACTTATAACTTATGGTGATGATGTGATTTGTGTCGCAGATAATACCACTCTTCAGTATTTTAATAGGTGTACTATAGCCGATGTTTGCGGAGATCTTGGGTATAAGGTCACTTCGGCTAATAAAACTGCAAATTTGGTACCATGCGAACGAATTGAAGAGTTGACATTTCTAAAATCTATGTTTGTAGAGAAGGGGCAGAATATATATTGTCCTATGCCAAAAGACGTTGCAATTAGAGAGTTGCAATGGATAGACAAACGTAATATGCAAGATGAGCGCATAAAACGAGATTTAGTAGATAATTCGTTAAGATTTATGGCTCATCATGGTAAAGAAGCCGTTGTCCAGTTGCAAGAGCAACTTAAAGATAATGGAGTTGATAGTTCTTTTGATTATACAGATTTTGTGTATGATATTTCTACTAAACAACAAGCCAACGATACAGATATATATAATATTAATATTGTTAGCAAGCGAAAGGAGGGGATGGATGAATAGTTTGGATCTATATGATTGTAATTGAAAAGAAAGCATAATATAGGTTTGTTTTCGTTCGGATCTGCCTGGGATAGTGCGCCTAATGGCAATCTTCAGCGCACCGAATGGTTTTATTGACCTTTG